CCGTCGATATTCGGACCAATCCCAACCCAAATTCATTGGGTTGATCTTTGGGATTTTGGTTGTATCAACCATATAACCCCATTGGTCCTGGAATTTGAATCCAGGATTTCTCCATGTATCTAGAAACATGGCATAGTCCACTTTTGGGTCATGGGTGTGACCAGCGGTGAACTCCCTGTCTATATTAAAGACAGGTTCTACAGGGGTCATCCCCTGTAGTAGGGACCAATAATAGATCCCTTTCGCCAGGTCGAAAAAGACGGCCTGGGGGTCCTTAATAGTTGAAACTTTTAAGGAGTGCAGGAGAATCTTCTCCTGTTCCGTCTTAGGCTCTATAATAGAGTCAGGCGGTAGTATCTCCCGTAGTTTTTCTATTTTTGGGAGATAAAGGTGGTGTTTATTCACCACCTTATCAAGTCTGTCCGATCGGACAAACTTGTGCCCAAACCTACCATTTAGGAGGGCGAGGAGGCGATACTTCGCCTCCCTTGGGTTCATGGATTTGTCATCAATGACTTTTTCCATGAACTCGGGGCTATGTGCATATGCCCCGTCTCCTCCAATTTCTATTGGAGTGTACGGACTGATACAGTCCGGTTCCTGCGGCACAAGTAAGTGCTGCAGGATCCCTGCCCTCGCAAAGTGGGGCAGGGCATCTGGGTTACTTTGAGCAACCCAGCGGCACTCTTTTCCTAGGAGTGCGAACCTACCGATATTTGACATCGAGTAGGCGTCTGTCTCAATTGGTTGAGGCAGAAGGAGCCTGATTCTTGGATAATCCAAGTAATCTAGGCCCAACCCCCTACGCATTCTTACGTGGGGGGTATCTTGCACCCTTTGTGGTACAAGAGTGCCTTCTTCACAATAGAAGGCCATGGATGATGAAATAAATGTATCATCCTCGGACACTTTAAAAATTGTGCCCAACGTCTCGAGATGATTCTCGAGACGTTGACGATTGCTGTCAAGAGCAATTTCGTCATCACCAACTAGTGTATAGTTGGTGAGCCCACTCAGTTCACAACAATACTGGTGGGATAGGGTGAGGATGACTTTCGTCATCATGTCACCCATTAGCCATCCTCTTTTTAGGATGACTAATTCGAATCTCTGTCGAGATTCGTCGGGAAGAAAGGCAAATCTCTTCCCGCAGTACTTGGTTTTTGCAAGTACTGCTAAACCCAGTGGAAATTCTGGGTTTTCCGCGGCTTGGATTAGTGAATTCCAGATTTGCCGCGCAACAGACCGGTTTCCCCAGTCTGTAGCTTCCGACAGGTCTGTCGAAAGTGCATAGACGTTTCCGTCTATGAGTGATTCCCAATCTTTATTTTGGGGATTCATCACCTCTGTTAAAAATCTCCAGAGGTGCCGGTCCGCTTTGAGACCGGATTTCACCTGTCTCGCTTGTAGAGACGGTTGAAAGATGTGGGCCATAACCCCCATCAGCACCTGATAAGAATAAGGTGCCACGGTGATTGTACGGGCCTTTGAAGGCTCTGCAACACCGTGTACACGCACACAAGATGTGTACGTGGGATTGTGCAATATGTTGTATATTGCCCAATTCAGGAGGTCTTTTGCAGACCTCACTGCCCGGGGAGGAATTAATTTCTCCTCGAGTGTGCGGAAATCATATTCCGCACGTAGACACTTATGTGTCGCGAGATGGGAAACGTATGCAGTTTTCCCACCTTGAGACCGTGTGCTTTCTAAGCACGCGGTCGTACCTACGGAAATTTTTGCCGTGGTACCTGTACTGCCTAATGAGCCAGTACATATCTTCCTCATTATATGGGGAAGGAGGTCAACGGATGTTCCGGGATCCGTGACTGTTGCTTTAAATTTCTTAAAGCTTTGGCTAATCATTGATTCATTAGCCATACCGGTAGCACGTGTTTGGCACCATAATAGTACCAAACGTCCAGCTGCTGCCCGGTCTTCGGTGCCTTGGGCATCGAAGTAACTACGCGCAATGCGTAGGTACGGGATCATATATCCCGGACACTCCACATGGTTTAAATCCATGTGGAGAGCAAATGATTTCCTCATTTGCTTCTTAAGCCGCTTCAAATCGGCTTGAAAGCGCGCATAATTATGCGCGCAGTTCTCCAAACACCAGTTTGTGAGAACATCACACTGTATTTCGATATCAGTGTGATAATACTCTTCTGTAATCAGAAGAGGAAGACAGGCTGCATCAGCAGTCTGGAACCAGGCGCGTACCTGGTGGAGTCCCCCGTTTGCGAGGGCTCTTTTCATCTTGCTCCTCAAGGCTGCGGAAACTCGGAAATAGAGGTTCCGCAGCAGGAG